CATAACCAAAAGAGACACTATCGCAATTGCGAAGTGCCTTTAAAAAAGTATTATAACAAAACAATAAATTTGATTGATCAATACGAAAATGACTTTCATTAAAATCAGTTTTGTTAAAAAATTGTTCCCATCTTATTGTTGGATTTTCATTAAACATCAAACCATTATAGAGTTCAATAACCGGACCCATAATGTAATCCAGATCAATGCTTAAAACTCTCATTCAAAGATTTCCATGTATGATTTAATAATAGAACTTTTTGGTTCAACGATTGTTAAGATATCTTCTGATCTAAACAACAAATCTTTTTGTTCCGTACAGGTCAACCAAGAACTTACTGTATCATCAGAATTGACCAAAGCAACATCAGAGATTTTACAATTTGGATCTCCAATTTCTGCATTAATTTCTTCAATTTTTGCAATTAAAATTAGACCATTTTGAAGCACTAAACATTTAATCATCTTCTTCTTCTCCACCAACCTTTTCAGAATACATTTCTTTTATAGATTCCAAAGGATCTACAAGAGTAACTATCCAATCGGTAGGAACAGGAATTTGATCCTCAGATGTCAATAAAATCCATGGAGACAATGAAATTTGAACTTCTCCATCACTCATATTTTTTTCTTCTGACAATAGAATAGGTTTTCTATATTCTACTTTATGTGGTTTGTTAAAAAGATATCCACAAACTCTATCTTCAACAATAAGTTCTTTTGCATCAGAAATTATTGTTTCTCCCGATTTTAAAATTGTCAATTTAATACTCATTTTCCCCCCGTATCATAGTTTAGTTTGTCATCTTGCTCTTTCATTTTTCTTATAAGAATGTCTTGATGCAGTTGTTCTATTGCTTTACGAACCTCATCAGTCTCTTCCCACTCAAAGGTGTCCCCAGATTTATTTGTGTGTTTTTTCTTTGCCATTGTGGTTTATGCAGATTTTTATTATAGAAGATAACTAAAAGTTTGTCAAGCTAGACAAGCATACCTTTGTCGCTCATGTAATGAAGTGTATCGTGCATATTACCAAGATGCTTGGCACCAATAGAGACCTGCGGGTATGTTGCTTCAGATCCAAACTCTGCTTCAAATGCTCTTTGAGTAAAGTGTTCGTTAAGATTATATTCCAAAAACTCACCATCTAGTGCTCTTAAGAGTGCTGCTATACGCTCACACTCTTGACTACCGTTACTATAAATTACTGCTTGCATTCTTCATCCTCCTTGTAGGTAATAGTTATTTGTTTGTATATTTCATCTCGATTATCACTGTTATATACATTGCAACGTTCGATCTTAGCATCTAAGATCTTCACTACATTATCTATCTGTAAATTAACTACGAACTCTTTAAATACAGGAGTGAGTCCTATCTTGTTAGATCCTGGTGTGTTAAAATCATCCATTATTCAATACCTTTAGGAAATTCTTCAATCTCAGTCAATTCATAATCCCAGTCTTCCATGACTGCATTAGCAAGAAATCTATCAGATAGCATTTCAAGTTCCTTCTCAGCATACTCTCTAGTCTCTGCTTCCAACCAAACATCAACTACCTTACCAAGTCTAAGTTTCTTGATGTCCAACTCAGACAATCGCTTACAGGCATCTCTCACAGCATTGCCAGGAGAGTCATCCACCTGTGACCTCAGTCGAACGAATACTAGTGCTTTAAACTTCATCATTATAATATGCAATAGTTGCGTGGAACTTATCTATAGGATCAATAGTCTCCCCTAATGCACTCCGTATTCTTTCTTTAACTTCTTTGTTACTGATCTCTTTCAAGATCTGTCGTAGTTCATCATCATCAAACTTGACGTAATAGTTGTCACGATGCTTCATTGTTTTCCCTCTCGTCAAGTGCTTCATGAATAATTTGTTTTAACTCAATACGTTCTTCTGGTGTGAAGATTGTACGAATTTTTACTGGCATAGGAGCATAACTACTTGGTTTCTTTGATTTACCAGGAAGACTCATTCCCTGTGTGTCAATTTTGTCCATTGTTCTTTTTCGACCAACAAGGTTTACATAACGAATTTGTCCAACTACCATCAGGTGCTTGGTGCCCTATCTGAGGTGCTTGATTCGCTGGAACCATTTTACCACACCCAACACATTTTGTCTCCCACATCTTCATAATGTTCTTTCCAATCTTTCGGTTGGTTGATCGGGAAAGTCTCTTGGACGACTGTCTAGAGCATTATCAGTTCTAGGTGAACCTTCATTCATTTTTTCAGTTTTTTGAAATGATACTCTCTTATATCTATTTGCCCAGACATCTGGCATCCAATATGTTACTTGCCAATTAATAGTAGGATTTAACTCCAGATGCTTCTCTACAGAATGATTGAATATACCAATCTGAATATATCCATCATGAGTGACACATTCATTGTCACCAGTATTAACTACAAATAGTTGTTTCAAAAAAACACCTCATCGGGGTTGAGATTTTTTACAAATTTCACAGGATCCTTTTCGGACTTGTGAACCCAATGATAGCGCACACATTCAAACATGGGATTCCATGTCGTGACACACACATAATCCGGTTTTTTATTTTTCATAATTTTTGATTAATCGTTCAACTTGTTTCTTATCTGATCCACAAGGAGCATTTTTTAAACATATAATGATTAATTCATTATCACTGATAGAGGGTTTAATTGTAAATCCCCATCTATCAACTTCACCTTCAGTAGGTGTTTCGACGTAATCAAATTCACTTGGCATTAATCTCGTTGCCTCCAATCATCCGGTTTGTCTTGCTGAAACCAACCCTTAATATCGTCAGCATCAGTAAATCCCTTCTTATGGTTGGATGGATCGGGATCTCCTAAACCCATCCTATTCAGAAAATCGTCTGTGCTACCTTCTTCGATATTTTGTGACGCTTGGCGTCTTGCCATCTTTAACATCTCATTAGCAGATGTATTTGCCTTAGCAAGTTTCTGTGCCCAGATCATATCATCTAGTTTTACATCTTCATTATTTGCGATACATTTACAGATAAACTCCAACCTCAATCTATACTGAGTAGATAGCATACTCCTCTCACTAACGTTGATATTTAGATACAAAAAAAGAGGGGCATTAACTGGATTTTGCCAGTTACCCCTCCGTCTGCGACGACGATATTCAGTTTTATTTAGTATTCATTTTTTAGGGGTGAGTGCAAATGCTCCACTCATTACTACGCCAAAAATGGCAAGAGTTGCTAAGATTTCCATATACTAAGAAACGAGTGTAGTAATAGGAACTCCAATAAAAATAGTCATTAGAGTTCCAACTGCTAAGGCAGTGGTAGTGAAGTTCATTGATGCCTCCATCGATTACATAATTATATAGAGTATAGTGTATCATAGTGATACACTTCTGTATCAACCGCAGCAAAAGTTAGTCAGGGTATCAAAACCAGACCTTCTTTTGATGATGTTCGGGCACAATTCTTCCCAGAACAATACTTAGTAACCCATCCTCAAATTCAACTGATCTAACTTCCGTATCCTCTGCCAATGTCCAAGATCTGGTGAAAGATCGTTGAGCCATTCCTCTGTGGACATAAGTGGTTTCTGATTCGGCATCCTCTTTCTGTCCTTCGACAAAGAGTTTTCCGTCTTGTGTGTAGACATTTACTTCTTTCTTTTTAAATCCTGCAAGTGCAAGTTCTAGTCTTGATTCTACTGCGCTGACCGTGACTAGATTAAATGGTGGATAATTCTTCGTTGTTTCGTGGAGATTAAACAACCTATCAAAGTATTCATCCATTCCAATGCTATTCCTATTTATGCGTTCCATCAACGCAGGCAGGTCCGCAGCAGTATACCGTGCAAGGTTTCCCATGATTGTAGCTCCTTTAAAAGCGAGTTTGTGTTTTGTGGACCCCGAAGGCATCCATACCTATTTATAACAAAGCATAAAAAAACGAGGTAGGAACCCCGTAAATTTTTTATTCGGTTTCTTCCACCTTTTTCTTTTTAGATCCAATATTATATTTGGTCTCAAGAATCCAATCTTGCTTATCTTTATATGCAAGAACTTTAATTTGATTAAGTGGAGCAATATCCTGAATTGTATTTACATCAACAACACCAATCAGTCCCCAATCTGCAAGTAATTGTGCAATGCGATTACGACGTTGAATATCATTCAATGTTAGATTTGCATGTTTACCATCGAGGGCAAACAATTCTTTAAAATGAACAAGAAAATATCTACCTTGCTTATGAAGAATATGACAAGATTGATAGATCTTTTTTTCTTTTCTTGAAGCCACACCAATACGAGTTAAAGTTTCTCGCACTTTCAAAAAATCATCAGGTTCGTTAAGAATTACCTCTACCATCTGATCAGGTGACCATTTTACTTCAGGTTCCTGTACAACACTCATGCTCTTCCTCCAGTTTCAAATTTCAATTTAATGAATGCAAGTTGTTCTTTAGTGAGAATTCTCAAAGCCTGTTTTGCCTTTTCATTACTATAACCATAATAACGTTTGACATAATCAAGATCTTTGATCTTATCTTGTCGGAGCCAGGGAGAAAATCTCTTCTTTTTCCTGACAATATTTAGCAAAAATTCATATTGAAGTTTTTTAGGAAGAAAATGATACTTATTCATTTCATTCACAAACATAATACAATCTAAATGACCTGAAAGACAACGATTAACAATGTATGGAGGGTATTCTTTTTCAATAGAAGAATCTTCATCAATAAGATGTTTCTTAGTTTGATTAATTGAGTTTAACCAGTCTTTAAGTTCCATAATTTAATTAAGAAGTCCTTCGTTTTTTAATTTATTATAGTTATAGCAACCATCAAAGGTCACTTGAATTTTAGGTTCTTTATCATAATTAAAAAGTACAAGTTCCTTACGATCTTTTTGTTCACGCATATACTCACCAACAGATCGCATAGTATATGTTAAATCAAATTCACCTGTTCGCCACCCATCAAATCTATCTTTAATAAGTTGAGATGAATTATAGGATACAAGTTGAGGACTAATAAAACGATCACAATCAGTAGCAAATTGATCATGATCAAATCCCTTATGCATACTACCTCTTTTACCATAAAGATTACTTCCAATCTCATAGGGAGGATCTAAGTAAATAAAAGTTGATTTACTGTCGCAGAGTAGTTGCTCCTCTC